ATAGGAGGTCAATAATGACTTATTTGCAAACACAATACGACCCTTTCACGACTGTAGGTTTTGATAGGATTTTTGATCGCATTACATCACTTCATAATGAAGGACAGGTAAAAGCGAACTCATACCCGCCATATAATATCACTAAAGAAAGTGATACAACTTATATTGTGGAATTAGCCGTAGCAGGCTTTACTGAAGAATCGATTGACATTGAGGTAAAAGACGGGCAACTTACCATTGAAGGTAATAGTCCTGATGCCTCAGATGAGAAAGAGTATCTTCATAGAGGCATTGCCGCACGTGCTTTCAGTAGAAAGTTCACCTTAGCTGAGACTGTAGTGGTCAGAGATGCTTCCCTAGAGAACGGAATGCTTCGTATTCTGTTAGAAAACGTTATCCCAGAAGAGCAAAAACCGAAGAAGATTTCTATCGGGAAAACTCTTCAGGATACCAAAGAATTACTCACTGAGTAATACAAGGTGGGACGGAGTGAAAGCTCCGTCCTTTAATTTCACAGCTAACTATAGGAGTCAAAAAGCTGATGAACAGAGCAATCTCTTTTCTGAAGAGTTGCGATGGCACATTTTGCGATGCGGTTGCACAAGTTGCACTGAGCGTAGTATGCGTCTTTGTAATAGCTACTTGTCTGGGTAGCATATCCTAAGAATGAAGACAACACACACAACACAGGAGAAAAGTATGTCTAATAAAAATCCCTTCGAAATCCGAGCAGAAATGCTCAAGCTTGCAAAAGATTACATGGATCAGCAGTATCATATGAACATCCAGTTCTATGAGAACATGATCGCAGAGGGCGAAAAAGCCCGTAAAGATGTTGAAGACTGCCTTCAAGATGCTTATAAAATGTATTCAATGGATGAGTTGATGGAGAAAGCCAAGGAACTTTACACTTTCGTATCTGAAAAGAAGTAAGTGTAGTCACCAATCTAAGGAGCGTGAACAACGCTCCTTTTTTCATTTAAATTACAGGAGAGACAATGAGTATTGTGTTTTGGGTAATAATAGCAATAGGCACTATCAGTGCAGTTGAGGGCAATTCTAAATTGAACAAACTGTGCCAGAAAGAGATAGATGAGGGCATTTCTGCCACCATTAAAGAGTGTAAACAATATCAGTTTGACACGAGGATCAAAACAGGCTGGTAATACTTAAATAATGCTTGACAATTGGTCTATGCCGTGTTATAATGTACGTTCTAATTGGAGATATAATATGAAAAATGTGATCGCACTACCTACGCTCTATAAGCGTGATACTAAAGGTAAAGTAAGAGTTCTGACCATTGAGTATGGTTATGATGATGAAACCACCGCTGGCACTAGATCAGTTGCAGGCATACAAGAGGGTCAGTTAGTGACCTCTGGATGGAAACTATCCACACCAAAAAACGTTGGAAAGGTCAACGCAACGACCAATATCACTCAAGCCTTAGCAGAAGCCCAAGCAAATTGGGATAAGAAGACCGAGAAAGAATACTTCTCTGACATCAAGCTAATTGACACCTACGAAAAGTTTAAGCCTATGCTTGCAGGTGACTACACTAAACGTCCTCAATCAGAGGGCTGGAGTCAACCTAAACTAGACGGCATCAGATGTATAGCAAACTCATCTGGATTGTGGACTAGAGCAGGCAAAGAGATTACGAGTTGTCCACATATCTGGGAATCAGTGAAGCCATTCATTGAAGCAAATCCTGGTATCATCTTAGATGGCGAACTATACAACCATGAACTTAAAGAAGACTTTAACAAGATTACCAGTCTTGTGAGAAAGTTGAATGCGACTCCCGAAAGCATTGCCGAGTCTGCATCTCTTGTTCAGTACCACGTGTACGATTGCTACGTAGAAGATATGTTGTTTATCAACAGAATTAAACTGGCTTACGGAGCAAAGAGTGATGTTGTAAAGATCGTTCAAACTGACTTCGCACAAACACAAGAACAACTTGATGAGTTCTACAGTTCTTACATGACAGATGGCTATGAAGGTCAGATGGTAAGAAACAACACAACCTACGAGAACAAGAGAAGTAACAACCTTTTAAAGCGTAAAGAGTTTATCACTGAAGAATTTCAAGTGGTCTCTATGCTTGAAGGTCAAGGCAACTGGGCAGGACATGTAAAGCATTTTGCTCTTACTCTGCCAAATGGAGCAACTTGTGGAGCTGGAGTTAGAGGCAAGCAAGAAGTATTGAAAGAGTTGTGGGAAGTTGGTGATACACCAACATGGGCTACACTAAGATATTTTGGTCTTACACCTGATGGCGTGCCAAGATTTCCTGTGGTTATCGACTATGGCTTCGGTGAAAGAAGCGACTAAACTACTTGACAAAGTGTATCATACGTGATACATTGTACATTATATGAAACAGATTGAGGTCTTATGAGTTTTTATACCTGCGTAAATCGCTATGGCAGTAACATTTTATTTCGTGGCTACACGGATGATGGTAAACGCATTCAAACGAAGATACCGTTCAAACCAACGATGTATCTTAAATCTTCGAAAAATGAGAGTGGTTGGAAATCTTTCGATGGCGTGCCTGTTGACCCTATTCAACTCGACTCTATGCAAGAAGCGACTGAATTCGTCAAGAAGTATGAGAGTGTAGATAACTTTAAGATATATGGCAATAACAACTTTGTTGCTCAATTCATCCAAGATAAGTTTCCTGGTCAAATCAAATATGATCTAAAACGTATCGAGGTTGGTAATATCGATATCGAAGTTGCATCTGATGATGGATTCCCAGAGCCAGATGAAGCCAAGCATCCTATCATTTCGATTGCATACAAAAGCAGTAAGTCTAAAGTGTATCACGTTTGGGGTCTTGGCGAATGGCGCCTAGAAGACTGTGAACTCAAGCTAGACGGATGTATGGTACAGTATCGTCTTTGTGAAAATGAAGAAGACCTGATGCTAAAGTTTCTAACGTTTTGGCATGCAAACTGTCCAGACATTCTAACTGGTTGGAACATTCGACTATTCGATGTTCCGTATATGATCAATCGTACTATTCGTATACTCGGTGACAAAGTAGCAAAGCAGTTCTCTCCTTTCGGTATCACAAAGTACAGAAAGATTGGCATCAAAGGCAAAGAGATGGATGCTTACGAGATATACGGTGTACAGCAAGTCGATTACTTTGACCTGTTTCAAAAGTTTGGTTTTACCTATGGTAATCAGGCATCATATGCATTAGATCACATAGCGTCTGTTGTTCTAGGTGAGAAGAAACTTTCTTACTCTGAATACGGTTCTCTACATGGACTCTATAAACAAAATCACCAGAAGTTTATTGACTATAATATTCGTGACGTTCAAGTCGTTGATAAGATAGACAAGCAAACTGGTTTGATGGATCTAGCATTGATCGTGGCATACAAAGGTGGCGTGAACTACAATGATGCGTTCGGTACAACTGGTATATGGGATTCAATCATATATCGATATCTGTACGATCTCAAAATTGCAGTGCCACCTGCCACTCGCAAGCATAAAGATCCATATCCTGGTGGTTATGTGAAAGAGCCTAAAGTTGGCATGACTGAATGGGTAACGTCATTTGACTTAAACTCACTTTATCCCAACCTCATCGTGCAGTACAATATGTCACCCGAGACACTAGTTAAAGGTGATGATTTCACTGCTAGTGGTGTAGAACATTATCTAAAGAATCCAGTGTCTGATGCACCTAGAGAACGTGACCTATCAGTTGCCGCTAATGGTTCGATGTATCGTAAAGATAAGCGTGGTGTTTTCCCAACTATCATTATTGGTCTTTATGATGAACGTGCTGTGATCAAAAAAGAGATGCTTAAACTTAAGCAAGAAAATGAAGGTCAAAACTCAGCAGACTTGAAGAGACAGATAAATATACTAGAGAACACTCAGCAAGCTATTAAGATTTTGCTGAACTCTCTTTATGGTGCTTTAGGTAATCAATACTTTAGATACTTTGAAATGGTTATCGCAGAAGGCATCACATTGTCTGGTCAGCTATCTATCAAATGGGCAGAGCAGGCTATGAACAGAGCCATGAATAACATATTGAAATCTGATGATGAAGATTATGTGATCGCTATGGACACTGATTCGTTATATGTTAACATGGGACCTCTTGTTGAGGCAGTGAAGCCTAATGATCCGGTGAAGTTTATCGATCAAGCGTGTGAACAAAAACTGGTGCCTATCTTAGAGAAAGCGTACCACAATATGTTTGAAAATATGAATGCATACGACAATCGTATGGTCATGGCACGTGAAGCTATAGCAGACAAGGGTATATGGATGGCAAAGAAACGCTATATACTTAACGTACACAACAACGAAGGGGTTCAATACGCAGAACCAAAACTCAAAATTATGGGCATTGAAGCCGTCAAGTCCTCAACGCCTCAAGTGGTGCGTGACAAATTTGTAAAAGCGTACCGCATTATGCTTAACTCTACAGAGAAAGAATTGCAAGAATTTGTGAAGAACTTCTATGAAGAGTTCAAGTCTTTACCACCTGAAGATGTATCATTTCCTCGTGGTGTGAGTGACATTGAAAAGTGGCGAGATACGAATACCATCTATAAGAAAGGTACTCCTATCCACGTCAGAGGCGCACTTCTCTTTAATCAACAGATCAAGAAGTATGGTTTGTCTGTAGAAGAAGTTAAGAATGGCAGTAAGGTAAAATTCTGTTACATGAAAGTGCCTAATCCTCTGATGGAAAATGTAATATCTTTTCCGCAGTTTTTGCCTAAAGAGTTTGGTCTAGATAGTGATGTTGACTATGAAACTCAATTTAACAAAACGTTCAAAGAGCCGTTGAAGATGGTGTCTGATGCCATCAACTGGGAACTTGAACACATAAACTCATTGGAGGGATTTTTCTCATGACAGACGATATATTTGATTTCGGCTTTACCGCAGTCGATGAAACAGAACTAGAAGCGGTACAAAAAGCAAACATTCAGATCACAGAGACAAGTGGCACTGCTGATCAATTACAAACGAAGTTGGACAAGTTGTATAACTCTATTAGTCCACTACTTAATAGCCTTAAGGCAAACCCAGAGAAAGAATATATTCTTTGGCCTAATCGTACAGGAAAGATTGAACAATTTGAAAAGAAACTGTTTGACATATACACGGGTTGATGCTATAATAGGCGCAATGAAACAAAATCTAAACAATGGAGAATTATAAATGTCATCCTTAATGGAAAAACTCGCAAAGAACTCGACTATCAAGTCGACCGCTCCTATCATGGACTCAAAAGTCTTTGGTAAGAAAGATATGGCACCAACGTCTGTACCTATGGTAAACGTTGCACTGTCAGGCAAACTAGATGGTGGACTAAGTCCAGGCTTGCTAATGTTAGCTGGTCCATCTAAGCACTTCAAATCAGCATTCGCATTGCTGATGGCTGCCGCTCATCAAAAGAAATATAAAGACAGTGTTATACTGTTTTATGATTCAGAGTTTGGTACACCACCAGAATACTTCAAGTCTTTTGGTATTGATATGGATCGTGTTATTCACACACCGATTACAGATGTCGAGCAGTTAAAGTTTGATATCACTAATCAGTTGAATGACTTAGAGAAGAAAGATAACGTCTGTATTGTAATCGATTCTATTGGTAACTTAGCATCTAAGAAAGAAGTTGATGATGCACTAGACGGTAAGTCTGTGGCAGATATGTCACGTGCAAAGCAGATGAAATCTCTGTTTCGTATTGTAACACCTCATCTCAATCTAAAAGACATTCCTTTGATCTGTGTGAATCACACTTACAAAGAAATTGGCATGTTCCCTAAAGACATCGTGTCTGGCGGTACTGGTGCTTATTATTCTGCTGATGCTATTTGGATCATCGGACGTAGACAAGAGAAAGAAGGTACTGAGATCAAGGGCTACCACTTTGTAGTCAATATCGAAAAGTCTCGACATGTGCGTGAGAAGTCTCAGATCCCTATTACTGTTACTTTTGATGGTGGTATCATGAAGTGGTCTGGACTACTAGAAGTTGCAGAGAAAGCTGGCTATGTACATAAGCCAAAAGTTGGTTGGTATGAAGCCCTTAATCCAGAGACTGGTGAAGTTCTGAGTGATAAGATGATGCGGGCAAAAGAGATCGTAGATAATAAAGATTTCTGGTTAATGATGTTTGAGAAAACAAGTCTTGCCAAACACATCGAAAAGGTGTATACTATTGCTTCTAGTGCGGGTCTCATCAATGATGATTCTCAAATTGAAATCGCTGACGAGGAGACAGTAGCGAATGATTGAAAACACCGTTCTTGCGGGACTCTTACATAATGAAGATTACATGCGTAGAGTTATACCATTTCTTAGTGAAGAATACTTCGGTGACTTCACTGAGAAAATGGTGTTTAAAACAATAACACAGTATATCTCAGACTACAACAGTGTACCAACAAAAAGCGCCTTAAAGATTGCTATTGATGAAAAAAGTAATATATCAGACGACCAGTACACCACTATAGTTGAGATGATTGAAGGTCTAGATTACGATCCTAAAACTGACTTAGAGTGGATCGTAGATAAGACTGAAAAGTTCTGCCAAGACAAGGCAGTCTTTAATGCTGTTCGTGAATCCATTCTTGTGTTAGATGGCAATCACAATGATTTAGATAAGGGTTCTATTCCTGATCTATTAACTAAGGCACTTGGTGTATCTTTTGATCAGAATATCGGTCACGACTTTCTCGAACAACCAGAAGATCGATATGAGTTTTATCATACGAAAGAAGACAAAGTTTCGTTTGACTTAGACTTATTCAATAAGATCACTAAAGGTGGCTTGTCTCGTAAATCTCTGAGTATTGCTCTCGCAGGTACCGGTGTTGGTAAGACATTGTTCATGACTCATTGTGCGGCAGCCAATCTTATGGACGGCAAAAATGTTCTATACATTACTATGGAGATGGCAGAAGAAAAGATTGCTGAACGTATTGACGCTAATCTACTAAACACTACAATTGATGCACTTCAAGAAATACCTAAAGATGTATACATGAAGCGAGTTAATAGAGTGAAAGGCAAGACAACTGGCAAGTTGATCGTCAAAGAGTATCCCACAGCCAGTGCAGGTTCTGCACATTTTAGACACCTTTTGAATGAATTAAAGCTAAAAAAGAACTTTCACCCAGATATCGTCTATATAGATTATCTAAATATATGTACGAGTTCAAGAATGAAAGCAGGTGCAAATGTCAACTCATACACTTTGATTAAGGCAATTGCAGAAGAACTACGGGGTTTAGCTGTAGAGTTTAATGTGCCAATCTTAAGTGCGACACAGACAACTCGTACTGGTTATAGTAGTTCAGACTTAAACTTAGAAGATACTTCTGAGTCTTTTGGTCTACCTGCTACTGCTGACTTTATGTTTGGTCTAATCTCTACTGAAGAGTTAGAGGGTTTAGGACAACTTATGGTAAAGCAATTGAAGAACAGGTGGGGCGACACAAACTATCTGAAACGTTTTGTAATAGGAATTGATCGATCTAAAATGAAGTTGTTTGATACTGAAGAATCAGCGCAAAACTTAGTTGATGATACTCCTGTTGCAGATAAAGGTAACTTTGCTAGTCGTATGAAAGATGAAAAGAAAGAGGGTAATAACGATAGTGTTATATCTTACAGAAAACGAGCCGGAGATAAAAAACCAAACTTTGGCGGATTTAAATAAAGGAATTATGATAGGATATTGGAATAGATTTCATTCATTAATGAAGAGTGGTAGATTGCATAGATTAGTAAACAAGTATTTAAGCTAGGAGAGAATTGTATGTGGTTGTGGATAGTAAGCAGTGTTGCGGGATCACTATTGGGTGCCGCATCGACTAAATGGTTCAAAGACACAAGAGCTGGAATTTGGTGTTATAACAAATTCGATGATATTGCAGATTGGGCAACAGAGAGGTATGGTATCGATATTCTTGACAAAGAGAATATTGCATGGAAAACCAAGTATCCTAATGTATCTAAAAAGATAGACGCACTAGAAGCCAGAATTGCTGATCTAGAGAAAAATAGCCATCCATGTAAAGAGTTACATGAGTTTGATGTATGGCCCGAGTTGGATGAAAGAATCAAGAAGCTAGAGAATAAGTAATGCTCTACCTTGTAGATAAGGTTAATAAAGAGTTTCACGTGCTAGAGAAGTCTTCTGGATTGAACGTATTCGTTACGACTAGTGCTAAAGAAGCAGAACGAATGAAAGTGCTGTTAAACTCTGGTAGTGGCTTCGATGGTCACATACCAAATTTCTTCGTTAAAGAATCCACTCAGTAGCTAATAGAGGTGCCGGTGCCTTATGGCATACAGTAAGCAAGTATTAGATCATTATGAGAATCCCAGAAATGTCGGCAAGATGGACGAGAACGATCCTAATGTAGGCACTGGTATGGTTGGAGCACCTGCATGTGGAGACGTTATGCGACTTCAAATTAAGGTAGAAAACAACATTATTACTGATGCCAAGTTTAAGACTTATGGATGCGGTAGTGCTATTGCGTCTTCTAGTCTTCTGACTGAGTGGGTCAAAGGCATGAATCTTGAGGATGCAAGTCAGGTTAAGAATACACAACTAGCCGAAGAACTTGCTCTCCCACCAGTAAAGATTCACTGTTCAGTCCTTGCAGAAGATGCTATAAAGACTGCCGTAAAAGATTATCAGACGAAAGTTAGTAAGGAATCTGCCCAATAAAAAAGGCAACTAAAAGCTGCCTTTTCTAAATAGTTTGCGTGACTGGGAGGAACCCCACCTGCATACGAGATGCTACCCCAGTTATTCCTTCTGTGAGTTGTTTAAAAACGATCACACTTGCCTCTTGTGTTGTTACACATTCACACGCACCCATGCGTCTATTTATACATTTCGAAAACCCGTGTCAATCTTTTTGTAATACTAAATATCATCACCACGAAACTATATAAGGACTATTATTCATGGTAATGACTCCAACCGAAGGAGTCTTTCTGGACATTGAGGCTATGGAACTTGCTGATGGATGCATCAGTTCAACAGTACCCATATACATAATGGCTCAATACGCAAAGAACGTTGAAAAAGATCCAATATTATCAGAAAGCTACCTTGAAAAATTGTCAAAGAAAATGCTTGACAATTGGACAGAAATAGTGCATAATTATAAGCAATTGATCAGTGAACAAGACTTACTGAAAGCCGAGTTCAATGGTGAGTATCCTAAAAATACCCAGACGGGTTTAGATCACTTGAGGTATGTATATTATGGCTATAGAAGAAAAAATCATCCAATCAACTGAGTGTACTCAATGAGTATGCATATGATTAAAGGTGTTTACGCTCCAAGATCGAAGAAGCGCAAAGCGAAGAAACTCGACATGGTAAAAGCGGAGATTCAATGGAGACAGTACAATAAAGAGATGAGACGTAAACATATGCACTCATGTCAGTTCGATACGCTAGATGAATATGTTGCATATATATCTGGTAAACTAAAGCCAAAGAAAAGGAAATTTGTACCATATGAACCGACGACAACAGTTCCAAAACAGATTAAGATACCAAGCCAGACGAAGAGCCCAGTTCATGGAGTCCCAGAGTCAGGAAGAAGAAAAGAGTCTCCAGTCTACACAGGAAACTACATTGTCGGAATTGCCACCATGCATAAGTCAAACGCAGTACCTATTACGAACCAAGAACAAGCAATAGAAATAGCAAGAATGGCTAAATGACTCGCTCATAAATAGTAGAAACAAGAGGAATCTACTATCACATGAGTATGGAAGTATACGAAAAAATTGGAGAGAACCTGAACTCTATCGTAAAGATAAAGAACTATCAGGTTGCTCCTCTTTATCCAAAAGGCAAACCAGGAACAAACGACAAGTCTGTTCGGGAGTTTAGGCTTCAACTTATCAATAAAGATAATGATACTAGCAAGGAATTGATAGATCATCTGAAGATGCAGTTGCGAAAAGATACTAGCCTTGAGAGTGTAACGTTTAATTCCATATCTCCAAATAGTTCTAAGTTCCCTAGTTACAGTTTCACGTTTGACGGTCTAAAGTTTGACATTATCATAGCGAGAGGTGCGAATGCTGGCGAGAAGTTTGAAGTAAGAACTGTCAAGACATTAGACAACTATTTCAAAACTCGTACAGACAATGAAACCTCTGAAGTCGTGACCATGATGAGTGAGTCACACGCTCCCTTTGCCAATGCGGAAATCGTTGGTGCTGTACAAAGAACTGGTGCTACCAAGAAAGAAGGCATACCCATAGACAAGCTTGGTGCTATTATCGGTGATATCATATTGACTGATAATCAAGGAAACCCTTGGTACATATCGCTCAAAGATATAAACGGTAATACGTTTAGTTCTTATTCTGGTGCCGCATCTTTGTTTGATAGAGAAGGCAATCTTCAGCCAAACTCTGCCGGAGCGACCTTTCTCAAAACATTTGGAGTTGATCTGAATAAAGTGCAAGCTGGTTTTGATGAACGAGGAAGTATAAATAAAGTTAGACCGAAACTCGCAGTACCTAGAGCCAATGCAAGAGAAATCGAAAAGATTTTCAACAGAGCGTGGGGTATGAATTACTTCTACGTAAGGCGAATGAGAACTGGGTGGAAAGTCTTCTGGTTAGGTAAAACTAAATTGGATAAGTTATCACAAAACATAAAAATTGATGATATAAGATATCCATCTACAAAATCTAAGCAGATTACGATATTATGTAGTAACACTGTTGAAGACTATGTAATTGAGTTAAGAAATTCTAAAGCTGGTGAATACCCAAACGATACTAAATTCAAGGTTAAAAAATGACAGTTAGATTTAAAAGTTTCATTACCGAATCAGTCGGTGCAAAAGGACTAGCATACGAAAAAAAGGTCTTCGATGCAATGAAATCTGCTGGTGTGATTGGATTAGATGTCGGCAGTAAGCCAGGTGCAGGATACAGTAATCAAGGTGCAGGTGATATTGAAGCATTATACAACGGTAAAGAATTCAATATCGAAATTAAATTAGATAAGAATGCTCAGATGGGCGGTACGTCTATTAGAATAGACACTCAGAATAAGACCCACACTTTAGTCAAACCCGATGCGGTAGACGATGACGCTATTCCATTTTTCATAGAAGCGGCAAAGAAACAAGA